AAAATGCTATAAATGTGATAACAAAGTAATTACAATTACTAAAGAGCCTAAAATAATTAGTTTAGATTCCGTTAAGATATGGCAAAAAAAAGAGGCTATCTATATAGCTAAATTAGACTCATTCACAGAGGTTAATAAAGTACATAAGGCAAAGTATTTAAAGCTAAAAGAAAGTAACCGTAATGCATTAATACACCATATTTGCGATACTATTGAAGTATTAAAGTACTATGATAATACGGTTGCTAATTGTGATAGCGTTATTCAAAGTGATAGCTTAATAATTGCTACCGATAAAAGTATAATGCAAATTGACCAGTCAATCATTCATAAACAAAGCGAAGTAATCAGTTCACTACAGGAACATGACAACTGGCAAAAATCAATAAATGACATCCTTAAAAAAGATATTAAGAAACAAAAGCGTTCAAAAATTGCGATTATATTTGGAGCTATTGGTGCTGTTATTGCGACAGTTTTTATAGTGAAGTAAATATATGAGCTATTACATCAATAGTCCATCCATTACCTAACATCTTATATCTTTGACTATCAGAAACATGTTTAGTATATTCATCTTTAACTGTCTGCAACCTCTCACATTCTAAAGGAGTTAGTTTTCTTATTCGTGGACTATTTATATAAACTGGTTCATTAATGCATAATGTTGGAGTTTTACCATTTTCTCTTGGCCTAAATCCTTCATCATATCTAAAATCCATAGCTATTATCTCAACTGCATTTGTTTGTCCTGTATCTAAACAATAAGTTTTACCATCATTACGGCTTAAATGTCCTGTACCTCCTTTAGATGGATCACCTGAGCGTGGCATTGTGTTGTGGACTATAATAGAGTTATCAGTAGGACATAATGCTGCATTAGCTCTTAAACAAGCAGCTTTTTTATCACCTTCAGTTGGCTTCCAATTAAATCCAGTTTGATTTTTTTCTTCTATATGTCTTTTATTATGTAATAAAAATCCATCAATCATTTTTTGACTTAAAAAATATTTTTCATCAACTTCTGGCTCAAGTATATCTTTTAACAATATTCCTTTGTCTTTTGGTTGCTTAATCATACACTTTAAATCTCCAAATAAACCATCTTGCTCTGCTCCTATATTAGTCCAGTATAATCTTCTCCTATTTTGTGCTGATACTAAAGACGAATTAATTTCGATAGGATTAATACCAATGGCTTGACTAAGTATTTTTTGCCATTTAGATCCCATCATTACATTTTCAAGTAAAAATTTAACTTCAGGATTATATTTTCTTATGTCGGTTAATATTCTCATATATTCCCAAAACAAATAAGATTGACCTTCAAATTCAAAGTTTTGACTTTTTAACTCTAGGTAATGTTCCAAGGTAAGTATTTCAATAGAGTCTTTAGTAGACATTCCTTTACGCTTACCTGCAAATGAAAATGATTGACAAGGAGATCCACCTATTAATAATGATATAGGTTTCAATTTACTTACATCAACATTAGTAACACTACCTAATTGAATAGTGTTAGGATAGTTAGCCATTGTTACTGTAATAGCGTATTTATCTATCTCAGATGCATAGTAATTATCTACTTTTTTACTTATTCTATCTAATGCTTGTTGGCCTCCTGAGCATCCATCAAACAAACTTAATAAGTTATATTCCATAATTTTATTTTATCTTATTCCTATAAAAATCTCTTAACTCAGCAAGTGCTATATGTTCTCTGAGTACTTTCTCGAATAGTTCTTTAATTGCTAATATATTACTTTCTAACTCTAAATTTTCAAGTAGTAATTTATAATTTAATTGAATAGCATCGTTCAATGAATTTACAAGTTTATTGTATTCATCTAAAGTAGTAATGTATTCTTTTTTATGGATGTTTTTCATTTTTTACATTTTTTACAAGTTAATTTGTGGTATTTATCACATATCCATAATACTAATATTATAATTATAACTATAGGAAACGCAATTATTATCCAAAAGTATATGTATATGTAATAAATTATTTTGCTCATATTAGTCTTGTTTGTTTAGTGAGTTAATATAATCTTGAGCTGTTAATGTTGTTTTCCATCCACCATCATATTGTGGTTCTCTTGATTCCCAACCTTTTTGAAAAGCCTTTACTATATCTTCTTCAGTATACATTCTTTTAATTTTGTTTTCAGACATTACGTTAGTATATTTCTTTTGTTTACTACGTTTGGCAGTTTTTTCTTTGTTTATTAACTTAGCATAATTAACCATCATAGTACCATCAGCAATTATCTGCTCCTTTTCCATTGCTTTTGCTTGGTTAATTTCTTGACTATAAAAAGTAGAAAATCTAAAATTATATTTTTCTGCAATTTCATTTATTAACCATTCTACTGCTGTTTGTTTCATATTAGTCTTGTTTAAGTATGTAGTTGTAATATTCTTCTGCTGACATATCTCCACCTCTAAAAATAAAAGAATCATATTCCTCTAAAAATTCTATAATCTGTTGTTTTTCCATTTCTTTGGCTTTTTCAAGTATTTTACTCATTTGACTTATTGGATAATCTAATCCATTATTTATCATTTCTTGTACCAACCATTCTACTGCTGTTTGTTTCTTTTCCATATTAGTCTTGTTTGTTTAGTGAGTTAATTTATTTTACCTAATTTGTTTTTAATTAATAAATCATAATCAGCTAAATAAGCCCTACATTGAATAACCTTATCCTCAATAGCTTTAATTATTTCAGGATTATAATCTATGTTATAAGCAATCCAGCGTTCATTAGAAGGCATATCTTCATATACAATTTCTTCGCTATAATTTGTTTCAGGTGTATTCATTAATCCAAAGAATAAAACAGCTTTAGTTCTATTGTAAAGATGCATATATCCTTGTAATTGTAACTCATATTCTTTATCTAAGCCATCAATAACTTGTTGATGCAAAGTTTTCTTATTCCAACTTGCTTTCACATCAATTATTGCATCGTGTGTAATAACATCGCAACTACCTTGAATAAACTCATTAGAAGCTGATTCCATACATTTTTCAGCCATTCCGTAACCTAACTGTTCAGCCATAAAGTCAATTAAATCACATTCAACTGCATTGCCTTTATCCATATATTTAGAATGTATTTGCTCATTGTCATTAGCATAGTATTCATGTAGGTAAGATTTACAGGTTTGGCTTAATTCTCCTTTTACTTTTGCGTTACTCATTATTTTCCCGATTTGGGAACATCTGATTTTAAATTCCTTTTCCATTTTGTTAGTCTGATATTTTTAAAAATAAATTTATAATTTGTATTTGTTGGCAAAAATTTAAATTAAACCATTCGCCCTCTTTTCTTTGTTCTTTAAAAAATTTATGTAAATATGATTCAATATACTTTGCGGATTCATGCTCATTTTTTTCTATTTCACATAAACCATATAATTTTAATATAACTCCTCCACTTGTTTCAAGACTTCTATATCTTTGAGATATATTTGAGGTTATTCCTATTTTTGATAATTTTGTTAATTCATTATAAAATAAATATACACATTCATTTTTTGTTGCATAATTTTTAATAGGATAAGTTTCTTTAAAATATAACTCTGAAATCTTATTTTGCATTTAATAATAATTTTTCTATTTCAGCAGATACAACATACTTTAATTTGATTTTATCAATAGTAAATCCACTTGTATGTATTGCTTTATAACAGTTATCATATTCAGTACTTGGATGCTTTAAAGTAGGTAGTGTGTACTTCTCAGCTATTCTAATCCCACCTACTACTTTGCCCATCATTTTTACATTGGCATCAAATAACAGTTCAATTTGTACATTAGCCCAATTTCCTATATTACGACTATCAGTTGATGTGCAATTTTTAATTGCCTTAACTATATTGCCTATAACTTTACGATTGATTGAATTTACAACCATTGGTTTAACATTTTCGTGGAATTCTAAAAAGTAACCAGATGTCTTATTTCCTGATACATCCACATTGGTATCATAAAATGCTTCTTTAATTGTTAGGATGCAGTTACCTTTCTCTGCAATAATTGTTTCAACATCAATACCAGCTAAGTGAGTTGATTTTCTATACTTCATACTATCTATATTTATCTCTCTCATAATATTATTTTTTAAGAATTAACGATTTTTTGTGTTGCTGTGATTAATGCTTCTTTGAACTCAGCATATTCAATAGGCTCAGTTCCATCTCTAAATGGACTATCAATACAGTACTTTGTTATTTCAGTATTAGGTTGATCGTCAAATGGACTTGTAACCTTTAGCATTAATAATTCACTAATTACTTTGTAGTAAAATAGCTTACCATATTTGGAATAGTAAGGTAAAGTGATTTCAATTTCACTTTTGATTGTTTCTGTTTTTTCGATTGTGATTTTCATAATATTTATAAATTAAAAAACCCTACACCCGTTGAGGTAGAAGCTCGCAGGGAATAGGGTAAATAGGTTAGTTATTTGGAATGGCACTTCTACTGCCTAACTTTGACAAAAATAAAGTATTTATTTCATATAAAAAAATTTTTTATTAATTATTTTTTTGTTATTTTCCACGCATTTAATGATAGAAAATATTTAGTTTCCAATGTATTTTTATCCTGATATTCCCTGCCATTAATATTCACACTAACCGTTACTTCATCCCCTACCTTAATATCATTCAATAGCTCACATTTACCTTGACTTACTTGCATTGGTATCTGCTGGGGATATTGCGCATTACTATTATCTGTTACTACAAATTCAATACTTCTAAAAGTATTATTTTCTTTTATTGGCATTATAGCCTTTACTGTTCCTGTTAATTCCATTTTTTTAGATTGTTTGTTTTAGGTTATTAAATAATCGTTTTTGTTCTTCTACTATGCCATTACGTTCTTTGTTGCTCAGTAACTTAAAATCTATTGAATTAATCAAATCAGTTAATCCTTTTAGAAATTCTACTTGTTGCCATACATCCTCTACATTAGTATCTCCAACCTTGCTAAATTGGTCGATATGCATATTCTTAACAAAGTTTTTTAATTGAATGAATTTAGCCTCTGCAATTCGGTTACTTTGAAAAGTAGCTCCTAAACTATGTACTTTCATATAATCTCTCAGCTCTACTTTCTTATTTGCCGGTACAAGCTGAAAGTATGGATAGTAAACGTAGTATGGTATCATTTTTGGCGGTTCTTTAGTTTGTTTCATTTTGTTTTAAATTAGCATTTGTTAAACATTCATTATTTGCCCTGTAAACTGCCTCTACGTCTTTGCATTGGTTAAGTTGATATTCTAAGCCTTTAATTTTATTGCCTCGATAAAACCATAAGCAAATGAATAAAAAGGTAGTTAAGAATAAAAAGCATATTGCTAAGAATAACCAGCCTATTAAATTTTGGTCATTTTGAGCTGCATGATTGAAGCCCTCGTTTATTATTTCTTTTTGTGTCATATTATTAGTTTATTAAAATTAATCCGTTTTCGCAATATTCGCATTTTTCTTTAATTAAGTTGCAATCGTCATCTGTCCAATAAGTAAAGCCTGAGCCATCGCAATTTTCACATTCAGTATACTCAGGATCATTTTCATTTGGCGGTGTTAGGTTTGGGTTATCGTATATCATTTGTCATATCTCTTTTAATATTGTTTACAAATTGCTTCCATAGTTTTTCAACCCTATCCTCACATTCAGTTTGAATAGTTTGTTTTCCAAGTCCTTCAATAACCGATTCTTTTACACCAATCGGCACTTGCTTAATTTTGTCTATTAGTTTTTTTCTGCCCATTGTTATTTTGTATTTATTTTAGTTATTAATTAAATTTAGAATAAAAGTTTTTACCGTTTGTTTTATAATTTCCAAAAATCATTTGACATTCTTTTTTTGGATAATTATTTATAAAATTCATAGCTTCTTTTTTAGAATTAAATAAATTTTCAGATAATAAATTTCCGTTTGTTTTTGTTCTGATGTTTACGATTGCTTTCATTTTGTTTGTTTTTAAGTTATTAATATGATACAAATGTAAGTATTAATTTGATATAAAAAAACTTTTTTATAATTATTTTATAAAATAAGTGATATTTATAATTATTCTAAATAAGGAATAATTTAATATATCATAAAACAATATATAAATATATCATAAAACGGTATATTTACATATGGATAAACACGAAGTAAAAGCTGAAGCAATGATTAAGGAAATTGACCGTATCATTTGCCGTTTATGTACAAATGACAAAACAAATATAGAACTGGCTATTTTACAATGTAAAGAACAACGTAATACACTTTATAGACATAATCTAATATACGGTAAAGTAAATGAATTTGAAGCCTTAGAACAGGTTATATTTTGGGATAAGGTAAAAGAGTATCTGAAGCAGAAACTTTAAATAAAGGGATATAAATATCTAAATAACCTTGCTCAAATTGTGCAAATTTATCAACTGCAAATACAAATGTCCCATCGCTAAGAAATACTTTAGTGCATTTAGTTGGATTGTTTTCGGCATCGAATAATATATATTCTCTAAATGAAGTAATTGTAATTTCACTTACATCAATTAATAGCCAAAACTTATGCCACCAGTCAAAGGCTTTACAGCTTAATCCTTCATCTCCAAATGATTGTACTTCATGCGTATCGTATATCTTAAATTTAAACTGGCTCATATACTAATAAACTTTACCTTTAATTATTTTCTTATTTTCTAAAATATATTCGCCTGTTATAATGTTTAAATCTACATAAGCAAAACCTAAATTCCATTTATTAATCGGCATAAACATTGGATTCATATCGCATAAACATCCCTGAGAATGGACATTAATTAATCTATTGTTCATTGTTGGCTCAGAATGTGAACTTGTCCTATGATAGTGTCCAACTAATGTATCTTCAAAAGTTTTAGTAAATGTAGCCCTCGCAGGATTAACACCACCCATTCCCATTAATTCGTGACCATGTAGGACTGTTAAATTACCTAAAATTATTGGTCGTTTATCCTTTACAACTTCTATTTTAAGTTCACCTAATCTTAATAAAACATCCAATTGAAAATCATTAACATCAAATATCTCAGGAGCTTTTGCATATAAATATTTTTCCCATCTTTCATCGTGATTTCCATATTTATATATAATTTTTGTATTTGGAAAATGCTGTCTTAATGAATTAAAAAATACCCTAACAGCTTCAAACTCTTCAGCAATACTTCTCGCTCTCCAGTCACGCTCATGACGGCTGATGTTTGCTTGATCCATAACGTCCCCATTTAAAATGATGCAATCAACTTTTTTCTCTTTGCCATAATCTAATGCTAAAGTTATAGCTTTATTATTTTGATACGGAAAATGTAAATCACTGATAATTAATATTCGGCTTTGCTTGATTTCATAGGGTGTATAATCATTTGAATAACTTTGTGGTAAATCATAATAAGACGGTCTATTTGGTTTAAATAAACTTTTATCTACTACGCATTTATTATTACTACCTGAGCTGCCTACTACATATCTAATCATAGTTCTTATGCACTCAGAGTCTTTAAAAGATGTTTCATTTTCTTTGTAAATTTTACGTGCTAAAGATGAATAACTTGCTTCAGGAAACCTTTTTAGATAATCCCTAACTATATCCTGCTTAATAGTTTTATTACTTGCCAAAATAAAAATTTTAACAAATATAGTTAATAAATATTAACTTTGCATTATGGATAAACTAAATATAGTTCCCTTAAGTGTTAATAAAGCATTTCAAGGCAAAAGATTTAAGACAAAAGAATATGACATTTATATAAAAAATATGTTATATCTATTGCCTCATATTGATTTTATACCTGAAAATAATATAAAACTATTTATTGAATTTGGTTTTAGCAGTAAATTAAGTGATATAGACAATCCTTTAAAGCCATTTATTGATTGTTTAGTTAAGAAATACGGGGTTGATGACCGTTATATTACTGAGTTAAATGTCCGTAAAAAAACAGTATCTAAAGGTAATGAATATATTATTTTTGAAATTAGTTAAAATAAATTTTTTTATTCGGATTTAATTGTTTAATTTTGCAAAACGATAGTGCATTATCGATTCAAAAAAATTAACATTAAACCTATTGGTTAGTAGTCATGCACGACGAACACCGATAGGTTTTTTTATTTAAAACAATTATGAAACAACTTAATGAAGCTTTAAAGGAATTTAAAAAAACAAATCCAATTCTTAAACCAAGATTATGCCTTAATGAAGATACAGGAATGTATTTAGTTACATTATCATTTTCAAAGCAATATTGGTG